CTTGTAAAAATGTCTATAGGTATGTCTACAGCTCTGTATACTACATTGATTGGTTTGTTAAGTTCTCTTTCTATCAAAGTTCAAATAATAAACTTTGAAAGAGCTATACAAAAAAGTCAATGAATCGTTATTTTTCAAACACAGCATTTATAGATTTACTATTCAACATCGTTGTAGGAATAGCATTTCTTTTTATTATTGCTTTTCTTTTAATTAATCCCGTATCTAAAAAGAATGATGTCAAGTCTAAGGCAGACTATCTTATTATGCTTCATTGGGATAAAGAGTCTATTCATGATATTGATCTTTGGATAAAAGATCCAGAGGATAATATTCTTTCTTTTAAGCATAAAGATATAGGTTTTATGCATCTGGATAGAGATGATCTTGGAAGAAAGAATGATAAGATAAAATTTCCAAACGGAGAAGTAAAGATCATAAAAAATAATGAAGAAACTGCGGCGTTAAGAGGTACAGTTCCTGGCCAATATATTGTAAATGTTCATGTGTATAGAAAAAAGGCAGAGTTTGATGAGGAGTCTGATAAATGGATAAACGAAGAATTACCTGTTACTGTCACTCTAATAAAAGTTAATCCTTATGAAGAAGTTTTGAGAAAAGAATTAATTTTTGTAAAAGAAGGCGAAGAAAAAACAGCATTTAGATTTTCTTTGGATGAGAATGGAGAGATAGTTAATTTCGATGAGGTGGAGATAAAAATAGTAAATGTTAGGGCAGAAAGATCAGTCTATAGTGGAACTGGAGGTTTTTAATGGTATTAACTGAAACTCTTACCTATGTTGCCGTCTTATTTGTAGTTATAGTTTCTTTATGGACTATTGTAGCTTATCCAAAAAATTATCTATTTAAGATATTTTTTATTCCGCTTTTTCTTTTTGTTGCAATAAGTGTGTTTGAAACTTATAATTCTATTTTGGGATATGCAACAACGGCAAATTTCAATAAGCAAATGCAATACTATTATCATGTAGTTGAGGGTGATAGAGTTTATATACTACTTCGTGGAGATAGAGGAGATCCTAGACTCTATACTATGGAATATCATGAAAGTTATGAAGAAGAATTAGAGAAGATGAAGCAGAAATCCATGTCAGGAATTACTACATTTGGTGCATTTGAACAAGTATTAGCCAGAGATGCTGAGATTAATCGAGGAGACTGGATAATTTATGAAATGCCGTTTCAAGATATCATAAAGAAAGAAGATTGATAAATAGTAGTAAGGAGAACACTATTATGTCTAGATACTCAAAATCAATGTCAGATGCCATGGCAGAAGTTCAAGAAAATCAGGAAGAACTTTTACGGATTGATGAAGGAGGCCTACCTCCACATTTAGCTAAATTTTTTGATAAGAAAGGTAATCTAAAACCAGACGCAGCAAAGCGTATGACAGCTGGTGACAGAAAACGATTAGCATCTAGATCAAAGGATGTAACACCAAAGGGTTATGGTCCTAAAGGAGAACAGATTGAAGTTACTGTAGGATCTGGTATAGTTTGTGATGGAGCTTATACCTTCGAGGAGGGAATTGGCAGTCTAAAGAACGCCAAACGTGATACCGAACGTATGAGAAAAGCATCAGGACATGAGGTTAAAAATCAAACCACCACAAAGACAAGTGGCGGAACACTTCGTAAGACAACATATAAAGATGCAAAAGAAATTCTCCGTAAACGCAAAGAAAAAACTCGTGAAATGGAGAAGAAGACTCGATCCTCATATCTAGAACCTGACATGAAAAAACGTCAGAAAAATAACGAGAAGGCTCGTAAAGATATGGAAAAGATGGCTCCAAAGATGAGAAATCCACATCTCGAACAAGTAGAGATTGATGAACTTAGTAATGATACTCTGGCCAGTTACAAGACCAAAGCAGCTGCTCAAGCATCAGCAGCAGACAAGGCAGGTAACTTTAAGAAAGCAGATAAAAGATTTTCGGGCATTACACGAGCTACAAATAAACAGTTCGACAATGATGCAAAAGAAGTTATTCGTAAACGTGCTGAGAAAACTCGTGAGATGGAAAGAAAAATGCGAGAAGATGTTGATAAACTTCACGCAGAGGCTATTTTAGAGAATAGTAAAATGAATGAAGATTTTGACTGGAAAGTACAATTACGAGGTCTTCCAGTATTTTATGTTCCCGCAAAAAGTGCTGGCGAAGTCAGAGCAATGCTTCGACGCCAAATCAAAAAACCAGATGATATCTTATCAATCGAAAGGTCTACAAAGGCTGAAAAGAAAAAAGACTTTAGAGATAGAATAAGTGGAAAAGATTCTGAAGAATAAACTCTTGACAAAGCATAGAGTTTAGTTGTATACTTATATTATTGTAACAAATCTGGAATTATATTATGAAGATCAAAAAGAAGCATAAAAACGAATCCTTTGATTCTCTTTTTCGTCGATTTAAAAAAGGCGTGGAGAAAAAGGATGTTATCAATGAAGTGAAGAAACGTGAGCATCATGTGAAGGCAAGTATTAAACGTAAGCTTTCAAAAGAAGTTGCTCAGAAGAATGAAAGAAAGAGGCAGGAGGAACAAAACGTTCGACGTATTCCTGTGTGAGAATGTTTATTGAGTTGCACCTATATGATAAGTTCGACAAAACTGCATTAGATATCTTAAAATTATTAGATGATGCAGACATAACTTTTTCTGTTTGTACTTATAGTTCAAAAGAACCTGTAGAAAATATTTCTAAGAAATTAGGTTCACCAATCAAAAGACTTCCTGCCGTTTTTGTGGACGGAGAAAAAATTGGTCGTTATTACGATCTTGTAGAATTTTTAGTGTCTAAAGGATATATAGATTACCAAGGTAAACGATGTCAAGTAAAGTAGATAAAATGGCAAAGGCTAGAGCCGCCAAAAAACCACCAGAGTATAAGAATATTCATCCCGATATAAAGTCTTTGGATGATGATAATTATCTTAGTATTAAAAATGTAAAAGAGTGGGAAAGGCACAATAAGGATCGAGTCAAAGAATTAAAGTATACTATTAGAAGAATCGAAAAAGGAAAAGAACAAAATCTTCTAATACGAGAACTTTACAATCGTGAAGGATATTTAAAGAATATTGCAACATATTTTGAGACTGGAACCTGGTTAGATTTGTTTTACGGTAAAGATCAAGAACAACTTGTGCGTTGGAAAATTACGGCTTATGCTTACGATGAGGAGGGATATGCTAAAATTAAATTACCTCTTGACATAGATGAAGATTTCTGATAAAGTTATAGAATGTTTAAATATGCCTCTATAGTTAAATGGTATAACAGTACACTTGTAATGTTCAATTGTTGGTTCGATTCCATCTAGAGGCTCCAAAATTATAGATTATGATATTAGTTGACTTCAATCAAATTGCAATTGGCAGTGTCATGGTGTCATTGCATCGTGGTGCTGAGTTATCAGAAGAATTGGTCAGGCATATTATTCTGAATCAGCTTAGATATTATCGTTCAAAGTTTCATGAAAAATATGGAGAACTGGTAATTTGTTGTGACAGTAAACATTACTGGCGTCGAGATTTTTTTCCAAACTATAAAGTAAATCGTAAGAAAGAACGAGAGGCCACAGGTAATGATTGGGATAGTATCTTTGAGTGTATTCATAAAGTTCGTGATGAATTAGATAAAAACTTTCCATATAAAGTTGTAATTTCTTATGGTGCAGAGGCTGATGATATTATCGCAACACTTACTTTTGATAATACAGCCGAAAAACATTTAATTCTATCTTCCGATAAAGACTTTGTTCAATTGCACAGATATGATGTTGAACAGTTTAGTCCTGTTACTAAAAAGTTTGTAAAGAATAGAGATACAGTTGAAGAATATCTTTACGAACATATTATGAAGGGTGATCGCAGTGATGGTGTTCCCAATATTCTTTCACCAGACGATACATTTGTTACAGATAAAAGACAGAAGCCAATTAGAAAAAATGCAATAAACGACATTGTAGAAGCTTTGAATCGTTTTCCTCCAGATAAAGTATATCATTTAGCAAAGTGTTCTAAAGATACTTGGATTCGTAATTGGCAAAGAAATGAAACTCTAATTAATTTAAGAAAGATTCCAGACGAAATAAGTATGGATATAAGAAAACAATTTAAAGAAGCTAATGTTGCAGATAGATCAAACCTGTTTAATTATTTTATTCAGAGTGGTTTAACTACATTAATTGACCAAGTAGGAGATTTTTAAAATGCCTGTAGAAAACTATACACCACTGTACAGTGAAGTTTGTACTAAAATTAACAATGCAAAAGATAAACCGAAGAAGATTGAAATTCTTCGCCAATATCGAACACCTCAGTTTGAGATGTTTCTAAAGTCTGCATTAGATCCAAATATTGAATGGCTATTACCAGAAGGTGATGTTCCATTCATTCCTAATGAAGCACCTGACGGTACAGAACATACTCGTCTAAGTCAGCAGATGAATATCTGCTACAACTTTGTAAAACTTCATAGAGACAATGTTGGAATGGATCCAGTAATTGGTAATCCAAAACTTAACTCTGCTCGTCGGGAGATGTTGTTTATTCAAATGCTTGAAGGTCTGCATCAAGATGAAGCTAATTTAATTATTCTAGCAAAGGACAAGTTAGTCAGTAAGAAATATAAAGGACTTACTGCAAAGGCAGTTCAAGAAGCATACAATTGGAACGACAATTTCGAACCTCTATAAGAATATTAGTAATTACTAATATACTAATATGAATAAAAGACCCCTAGTTTCTAGGGGTTTTTTAATTTTCTCTTTAAAATCAAATACTTAGGTGTATTGACTTCATACTCAAATCCTGAGATAATAATACTATGTTTTCATCAATATGGAGAAGTGTAACCAAATGTCAGTAATCATGCCAAAAGTAGTTGGATATAAAATTATGAGCCCGGATATGAGAAAGGTCATATCTGAACATGGACCCGAAGATTTGAATAAATGTCGTAAACTTATCGAAGGTACAGATAACATCATTCACTTTCAATTTAAGGAATTAGAACAAGATGAAAGTGTACATTAGTGGTTATCGTGCAAATAACACAGAACTTTATAACGAAATAGTAAATGCCTGCTACTATTTTACCTATAGACTTCTGGGTGGTCATATGTGGAGAAATGTTACAGTAGACCTTATTCTTAAAAACAATATGTTCAAAAAAGAACGTGCTTATGGTCTTTGTTCTATTGCAGGTGAAGTAAAAAAACCAAGAGAGTTTGAGGTTGAACTTGATGCATCTAAGGAAAACTCTTTAGAACAGATTTTAACTTGGCTTGCTCATGAACTTGTTCACGTTAAACAATTTGTAAGAGGAGAACTCTTTGATTATGAGAATGGTGATGTCAAGTGGAAATCTAAAATTTTTCGTGACGGTAAAGTGTCCTATGAAGATGCTCCGTGGGAGAAAGAGGCCTACCGTCTAGAAGATAAATTATATCTTGAATATATAAAGTCAAAGAAAAAAAGTGAGGAGTCAAAATAATGGCAGTGGGTAATTGGGCAGACTGGCAAGTTACTTTACTTGCGGACAGTTTGGGAGTAAAGAAACCAAAACGAGAATGGTTTAAGGGTGAGCAAAACAGTTACGCAACATCACTACGAAGTTGGAGTCATATCACTGGTAAAATTTTAACTGAGTTAAAATTGGAAGAACGTCAAATGATTTTGTTCATATACCATTTGGGTCTTGAACACGTTGGTGTAGATACGTTTGAAATAACGGACGATGTAAGAAGTGATTATAAACCAAGTGAGGAGTATACAAAGTTATAATGGAACCTTCAATGAGTATTGTTTGGGCCGTCATGGCAGTTTTTTCGCCAGTACTTCTTAATTTGGGTATGGTTGAAGATGATAATATAGACCGTGAAGAAATTTACTGTGCGGCTCAAAACATTTATTTTGAGAGTAGAGGTGAACCGGATATCGGTCAAGTAGCAGTCGGTCAAGTTGTAATGAATCGAGTAAGAAGTAATCGATGGCCCAACACAATTTGTGGAGTTGTTTGGCAAGAAAAACAATTTAGTTGGACTCACGATGGAAAGAGTGATAGAATCAGTTTACTTAATTCTATTAATAGAGAGTCATGGATAAAATCTGTTTATTATGCAGTAACAGCTTTACACGAAAATGATATAACAAACGGAGCAACACACTATCATAGTATTAATGTTACGCCATATTGGGCAAGATACATGGAAGTAACAGCAATGATTGGTAATCACATATTTTATAGGGAAAGATAAGATGAAATTAAATCCACTAAATATTTTGAGCGTTGATGCACATTTTCATTCCGAACAGGACAGAATTGAAAATGCAAATAAAAATAAACTAAAGGGTGTAGGAAGATTACTCTATCTAGGAAGAAAGGTAAAATTATCCAAGATAGATAGTTTACTTGAGTCTGGAAAAGGACTTGCAAATATTAAAGTTATAAAAACTGAACAGGAGAAAAAGGGTGAATAAATTATTAATCGCTACCGTTGTTTCTGCAACTATGTTGACTGGTTGTGCTAATATGAGTAATGAGCAACAGGGACAAGTTGCAGGTGTTGCTATTGGTACTATTTTAGCACATAACGCATCAAAGGGTCATAAGGATCGTGGTGTAGCTCTTGTACTAGGTGCTCTAGCTGGTGGTTTTATTGGAAGTCAAATAGGCGCATCTTTAGATGAACGAGATCGGCAACTGCACGGCAATACTACATATGATGCTCTGGAAACTCAACCAGACAATACAGTGTCACAATGGAACAATCCTAACACAGGACATTCTGGTACAGTAGTTCCCACACAAACTTGGATGGCACATTCAGGAACTTATTGTCGAGAGTATGTTCAGACTATCTATGTTGGTGGTCGTGAGGAACAAGCATACGGAACGGCTTGCCGGCAGGCTGATGGTTCCTGGAAAATGATGTAGGAGTTTATATGCCACGATATCGTATGATAAATCCAGAAACAAGTGAACCAGAGGATATTAGCTGTTCAATTGCGGAGATGGAAGTATTGAAGACACAGGGATGGGTACATATCTTTGTACCCAATCCAAATTCTATTATTTCTGGTCGTGATACTTCTGGTCATGGTGGTGGTCACGCAACGAGTGATGGGTGGAAAGATGTTCTTAGACGAATCCGAGACAATAATCCACGAAGTACTATTGACGTTTAATATCATAAATAGTCAGGTAACCATTAACAAAGGAGTCTTGGCTTGAGTAGGCACAAAAAAATGTACATCAATCACAATAATCTTTTAACAATAGAACCTGTAGGTCCTTCACAGAATACAGCGTTTGAGGAATACAATAAAGGACAAAATCTTTTTCTATCAGGTGCTGCGGGTACAGGTAAAACGTTCATACTTCTACATTTAGCACTAAAAGAAGTTTTGTCTAAAGATACACCTTATGAGAAGGTTGTACTGATTAGAAGTTTATTACCTTCCAGAGACATTGGATTTCTTCCCGGAACCTTGGATGAGAAAGCCAATCTGTATCAAGATCCTTATCGAATTCTTGTTCGATATCTATTTCAGATGCCAAACGAACAAGAATTTTCTATGCTCTACGATAAACTTATCGGTCAAGGTAGTTTAGAATTTTATTCTACCTCTTTTCTTAGAGGTCAGACTTTTGATCGGTCTATTATTATTGTCGATGAAGCGCAAAATATGCTTTTTCACGAATTAGACACAATCATTACACGAACAGGACAGGATTCTAAAGTCATGTTTTGCGGCGATGATGCTCAGACGGACCTTAAAAAGAACAATGGTGACAGAGATGGATATCGCCAGTTTGCCAATATTCTTGAGGACATGAAAGAGTTCAGTGTAGTTGAGTTTGGTATTGGAGATATTATTCGTTCTGGTTTGGTTCGTTCTTATCTTATTGCAAAAACTAATATGGGCGTTCGGGAAATGGGTTGACTTATTCTGTAACTTCGGTTATAATTATAAGTTATGAAAACACAAAACGCAGTGCCTTACGAGTGGCCAGAACTCAAAAGTGAAACTATTAACGGTTGTAGGTTCTATACTACACCAAATGGTGAGAAATATCCTTCGATTACTACGGTTATCGGACAACAGCCAGGTAAGACACATTCCCTTCAGGAATGGAAAGATCGAGTTGGTGAAGCACAAGCTAACTTAATCAGTCGTCGTGCTGCATCAAGAGGCACTGCCTTTCATCATATTTGTGAAGATTATCTAGATGGTATTGAAAATTTTGATACTAAACTAGAAGAACATCATAAGAAGAAAAATTTTCTTGCTTATTGTATGTTTAAAGAAATGCAACCCTATCTAGATAGTAAAGTCAATAAAGTTCTCTTACAAGAACAACCAATGTATTCTGAGAGATTTGGTGTTGCAGGCCGCTGTGATTTAATTGGTGTATATGATTCAGAACTGGCTGTTGTTGATTTTAAAACAACAACAAGGATGAAAAAAGAAGAATGGATTGAGGATTATTTTGTTCAATGTTCTGCTTATGCTTCTATGTATGAAGAACATATG